GACTGGGAAGATGCACCTTGGTTTGATGCAAACGGATTAAATGATATTGCACCTATGCAAGCAAAGACAGTTGTTGAAAGATTGCAAGATAATTAGACATAAAAAAAGAGGTCACTTTGAGCGACCTCTGGCGTAAAAAATGGCCCCGAATTTTTTTCGGGGTATTTCCTAATTTTCAGCTAATTTTGCAAAATAGCTAAGTGCATCCTCCTCATCTTCATCTGTATTCACAGAGGATGGGGTTGTGTCAACAACTGCACGACTTTTACCTTCACTTAGATCTTCAAGTTCACCACGATTAGTTTCCTCTTCAGCAACTTCTGGATCTTGTCTTCTTGGTGCAACAGTTAGACCAAGAACATAATCTAATCTCTTTTTAAGATCTTCATATGACTTGAACTGATCTGGAGCAACAAGTTCTGCGAGTGAGTGTTCTTGTTTCCAAATTGCTTCCATCGCATCATCATCATCAAGAAGTGGAGCAGGAGCAGCAAACTCAGATGAGTCATAGTTCCAATATCCAGCAACCTTTTTGATTTTAATCTTGAAGTTTGCACCAGCCCAAAAATCAAATGGATTGATTGGTGACTCGTCTTCAAACTCAGGTTGCATCGCAGCAGTTAACTTATCAAAGATTTTCTTTCCAAATCTGAATAAGAATACTTTACCTTCATTCGATGGGTTTGAAGGATCTTTAACAACATATACGTTACTATAATAAGATAACTTACGTTTCTGTTTTCTTGCGACTTCTTTATCTGAATCAACACCTGAGTTCCAGAGTTGTGAGTTGTGCTCAGAGACTGGATCTTTTTGACCAAGTGTTGTTAGTGAATTCTCTATATACCAACCACCAGATGCTTGGAATGCATGTGTGTAGAGTTTTGCCCAAGGCAAATCTTCTCCGTCTGGTGCAGGGAGAAATCTGATTACTGCGTAACCGTTACCTGCTTTATCAACTTCTGGTTTCCATAAACGATCATCTACACCATTTGAACCTTTGTTCATTTTTTCCACCTGACTAACAAGTTTTGCAGTCAGAGAACCAAGTGAGGATTGTTTTTTTAGATTAGAAAAAGACATTAGATTTTATTAGATTTATTTTTATTTGTGTTAAGAAGACCATCTGCCCGACTCTTTCGAGTTGCATCTTAGGTCAAAAAAGAGGGAGGTTGGATTCCTGTGTACCAACAAAAGATGGGCATTACTACAGAGTAAATACATCTTTGCCTGAGACCCGACTGGTAAGTCGATTCACCTCTCGGTGCAGCACCACCTGTGTCTCATCACCTTAACCAGCAATATGCCAGTAAGTTTATTCAGTCACTCCCAACGTTGCGTCCAACATTATTAATATAACACACCACTATTTAGTTGTCAAGCGTCTCTTTTAACTTCCTGATTGACCCTTTTAAATTCTCAAATATTTGTTCTACTGATGTTCCTCTAGGCATGCCCATACTACGAAGTTGATCACTCATATTCTCTGCAACCAATTGGGCATCAGGGTCGTCTGAAAGTTTGCACCTGATATACATTAATTCTTGCTTCTCTAATAATTCCTCAACCATGTCAAGTTGATCTAACTCATCTTCATCATCATACTCATCTGTAAAGCCTGCTGCACCTAAGATGTTCATGGTAACTAAATCTTGAAGTTCATGAATGTCTCTTAAACTTTTCTTGACCATTTCTGAATCGAAAAAATCACTGTTAGAATCAAACTTCATTTAACAACAATCTCCTTGAGGGTTTGTTTATACTTTGCGAGGTTAATATTATTTAACAAAAACGGTTTATACTTATCGAGTTTCATGCTAACGGTTTTCCACACAAAATCATCTAACTTAGCATCAAAATCTTTTTTATATCTCAACAACCCATCGAGTATTACTAAAGTTTCAACAGAAATACTCTTCTTTAAATGTTCTTTTATAATTACTGGATGTCTTCCGTTCTTACATTCAAATAAAGAATTGAATTCCTTATCATCACATAACTCAGTCATCTCCTGTTTAAAAAGATAATTTAAACTCTGTATCTTTTTAAGCCAGTCATTATATTTATTTTCACCAGTCTCTATTATCTCTCCGATCCACATCTTTTGTGGATCATCACACTGAGAAAAAATAGCAGTGAAGTAATCTACAATATCTTCGTCTTTCTTCTGACGAGACATCTTTTCAAAAAAATATTTATCCTTTCTCTTATTAAATGAAGTGGTGGTTGCATTTGTCTTACCACCATATTTAAAATAATCAAAGTTATCTTTCGTAAAATGGTTTTTGAATGCTAAGTAAGTTCGATAGCAATCAAAACCAGTCATAAGGGCAGTTTTGCTCTTGAGGTACGTTTTAGAAAGTTGAGTTCTGTTGCTTCCCATTTCAACTTCTCCTTAAGAGGTTTTGGAATGAGTTTGGGAACTGATTCAACGTCAATGGCATTTTGATCACAGTAATGTACTATAGCATCAATATACCCTAAATTATCATCTTTGACAATAGCCTCTATGTCCTGTGCAAACTGTGCTGAACAGAGAAACTTTTCTTTAAGTGCTTTGTTGATGTCACCCATTAACCACCATTCGGTTTTCGATAAAGTTTTTAACATATTTCACAAGTAATTTAATGTAGTCTCCTTTGTTTCTTTTATCATAGACATGAACCTCACCTGATGGTGTGACCATGATTGTGATAAGTTTTTGGACAGGAATTCCAGTCAGTTCATAATACATACAGGCATATGCAACCTCTTGAACAAAGTATTGTTCAATCCATGCTTCTGGTTTA